CTGCATGGTCGATTCGATATCCTCTTCACCGTCACCACCGGCCATGCGGATCCGGTTGATGTCCATGGCGCTTAGAGACGTGCGCCAGACTTTGGGCCACAGGCTGACTGGCTTCAATCCGCCTTCATCGGTCAGAATGTCGAGCACGTCCATCTGGTCAATTTCCACCAGCCTTTTCAGCACGTAATCAGCATCAATCTTCGTGCGGCGACTGCGAGCCTGGCGGAGGTGTGCAATGCGTTCCTGAATGCGGGGATCCGCCATAAGGCGGCTGGCCTGATTAACGGCTGTGGCTGGTGAGTACCCGGCAGCTATAGCGCAGGCGGTCTGATCGTCAGGGTTCTTAACGTACTCTTCGCAATAGCGAACCATCTGCTCATTGAGTGGTTTAGTGGATTGCGGCTTGGGCATAGTAACACCTCAAAAAATAATTACCGTTTTGGTAATAGTACCATGCAATCAGCAGCCGCCAATAGGTTGGTTAACTTCGCTTAATGTGATGCTCATGGGCACAGAGGAATGCTGCGTTCTCGGTGTCGAACTGATGCCCGGCTATCTCTTCCCAGTCGCCGGAGAATTTCCAGCGCACGTCCCACTTACCATTGCTGCGCGGCCAGATGATATAACCGCTGGTGAAGTCTCGCCCTGCGTGGATGTCGGGTAGCTTCTCTCCCCTGTCCATGAAGTAGAATCGGGTGCCGCCGGAGTTGAAAGTACGCATAACAAAGCCCTGGAACACTGTTTATAAAACCAGTAATCTAACGCGTGCATTTAGTGCGGGCAACAAAAAAACCGCCTCGGTGGGCGGCTTCGATATGCTTTTAAACTAACGGCTGAATTCTTTTAGCTGTGATATTAATTTTTTGCTCGAATGCACCTTCAACATTGCCATGTAACTGAATCGTGATTTCATCATCGTGCTCACGACCTTCAAGCTCTAAGGTAAATTGACCAATAGTGCCAAACGCAGAAACGAACCCGGCGACATACTGTCTTACAGCCAGTTTCAGCTTCATGGATTTGCCATCTTGCGTTAGTTTCCCCTGATAATAATATCCTGAGTCACCGCCATTGATACTACCGTCAGTAATGGAAATAATTCCATTCCCATGGTCATTGTTGGTTCTAAATTCAACTGCATAAAGGCCATCAATCATGCTTCAATCCTTTTAGCTTGGGTGAATTCACATGTTATACGCTTGATGAATTATTGAACAGATTAATGTGACATGTCACACCGTTAATTTTACTTCGTGCCATCCGCTGGTGGCCCAGCAAGCCGCTTCACCCTGGCAGGGGCAGGACTGCACCGGCAACTGCTCTTTGCACTTCCCGCACTGCTGGTGGGCCAGCACCTCCAGCTGCTGTGCCAGTTCGGCGTCATCCTTTCGAATCAGCAGCGCTATGTACTCGTTAAGCTCATACGGTTCACGACCGGGGCGGCGTGCGGAGCAGTTATGCGCCAGCATCTCCAGTTCCTGACTATCCAGCGCCAGCTCCAGCTTTTTACCACCGGCAGCGGCCTGTCTGGCACGCTGCGCGGCTTTGCGTTCGGCGGGGGATTTAGGCATTAGGCTTGCTCCGGGCTAAGCCACAAACACTCTGTCTTAACCTTGGTACCACGCCCTGCAGAGATTCTTGATTCCTTAGTTTCCTTTCTCCAGCCTGTCAGGATGTCTTGATAAAGCTCGCTGTCATATCCGCTGATGATTACTTTCCCTTGGAGGGAACTGGCCACAATAAGGAGCTGCTCATGATCAGAGTCGCTCATTTCATGGTTGTAACAGCGATTACCTTTAACTCGCGTTTCTGTAACGTATGGAGGATCAATGTAGTGAAGCGTCGATACAGCATCGTGGCTATGCATAACCGAGATGGCATCTTTGTTTTCAATAATGACTCCCTGAAGGCGATGACAAACGGCACGTAAATTTTCAGGGTAACGCTCCCACAAATGAGCGGCAGTGGCATACTTGCGCTTACTGTCACTGCGAAACCCTGAGTTACCGCCGATTCCCGCAGCCGAACCAAACCCCATGCAAGCCCTGACAACCATTCTTCTGGCTCTTTCAATAGGTTCCTCTATGAACTCCCGCGCCGCATAAAATTCATCTCTCGAATAAGGTGTTAACTGGCAGGCTTCCTGCAGGCGCTGGCATGAATCAGAGTCACGCAGAACCTTGAACAGATTAACTACCTCACCATCAAGGTCGTTATAGACTTCTGCGTAGCTTCTTGGCTTCTGGATTAGCACTCCCGCTGCACCGCCGAATGGCTCCACATAACAGGTGTGCTCAGGCATAAAACCTATTACCCACTTAGCCAGGCGAAATTTACCGCCGTGATAGCGAATCACCGGGTGTTTGATAATGGTCATCACTCCACCTCCACGCGCTTAAACTCAATGACCCACACCCACGGGTTAGCCTGCCAGTTTTCTTCTCCGTAGATTGATGCCCATAGCGTTGGAAAATGGTCTGATGGGTTTACGCCAAAGTCTGGTTCTCCGCCGCCGCGACCGTACCAGCAACCCTCAGACTTAGCATCAGAGTGACTGATATCCTGCAACCGCTCCACACGAACGCCGGTAATCTCCAGCGTTATGCGGGAATGCTTGCGGCGCATATGAAGAGAAGGCGTCCACTTCACTGGTTGAGGTTTTCCGTTGCATTCATACAATCGCACCGCATCAGGCTTAGATGCGCGATAAACAAGCTGTTCATGAGGCGAGCCGCCAACAGAGCGAATTTCAAATCCGAACGTCTCACGCACCCACAGGCGATCACCTACAGCACCAAATGGGCAGGGTGTTGGCTGGCAACGCCACTCGCTTGAGGTGCGGCTATTAGATTCAATCAACCAGCCGCCAGGCTCTTCGCTGGCTCTCAATCCTGAGAATTGCAGGTTTAACCCCTCGTTGAGACCACGCCACTTAACAATCCGGCGCGTCTGCGTCTTTCTGCCGTCGAGAACTGCACGAGCCATGTCGGCGTTAAAGATGATTGGGCGCTCTTTCATTTCGCCTCCTCAATGTTGCGCAGAATGGCGGCGCGGCAGACAGTCCAAATGGTTTGAGCGTTAGCATTGCTTTCCACAAATCCGCCGCACTCCTGATAAATAACCTCATACACTGCCTTTGGTATTACACGCGGCACCATTTCAGCCAGACTGACGGCGGGCACGGGGCGGGTGAACAACTCATGAATGCCGTTAGGTAGTGGCTTGTTGATGTTGAACAAGTAATCGTCAGTAGCGCGACCATCAACAATAGCCTCTATTACCGGCTCCTGCTTCTCGTGTTCTGCCAGCTTCGCCTCTGCTGCTTCTGCTCTCTGCTCCAGCGCCAGGAATGCTTCGGAAATGGCGAGAACTGTTTCAGGCGATGCAGCCGCAATATACTTTGCCAATTGAATGTTGGCAGCACATCCGATAAATGCTTCCTCGGAGTCATCCGCTCCAGCATCGTTATCGAATGCCGTCACTTCTTCATCGGAATTAAGAAACCATCGCTTCGAGCTTATTTCTTTCGCCATCTCAACTAACTCATTCAGCTCTTTCATGATGGCTCTCCTACGCGGAGTTTAGATTCTGCCTTTTGCATGCCGTCATGGTGACCACAAACATAATGCTCAACACTCGCAATCTCGATTAATTCCTCCAAATCACTTCGGATCGATTTCATCAGCTTCAATGCTTCATTCTCACTGATGCCAGAGCGAATAATATTTCTCTTTATGCGCTCCCATACTTTCTTTTTTCTATTTCGCTTAGTGCTTTCTTCAGCACTTTTCATGGTTGCCAGCGTATGCCCCATCACTCACCATCCTTACCGGCGCGGAGTTGGGCGGCGAACGCTTTAGCCTCGCTGCCGATGAAGGTTTTTTCATGACCACAGTTGATTTCCCAGAAGTGGGCAAACATCTCCACACCCTCAACCCGCACAGAGTTGAGGTAGGCATAGGTGGCTGGGGTGGCGAGATTCGGCAGCAGCGCATAATCACAGATGGATGAGATGTGGCTTCCGAGATAGCTATCCTCTTCGGTGCGTGGACGCTCATCTATCATCGTTGCACGCTGCAAAATCACACCCCAGACAGTCTGATCGGTTTCTTCTGACCAACCGTCACATGCATCACCACGGTAGTAATCAATATCGGCGTCTGCTGCTGCGATAGCCTTTTCAGCAGAATCATGCTCTTCAAATCCGCTGTCAGAGCCATAGCTGAAGAAGCCAATGCCGTTTTTCAGAATGGCATTCTCAGCCGCCAGCGCGTCACGCTGTGCTTCCAGTTCATCACCGCGAACCAGCGAGCAATCGAGACGCGTGGCCAGCTCTGCCATCATCTTCGCAATCTCGATCAATGGCGTGTCCATGCCGAGAGCGTTGGCTAATGCATGCCCTGCAGCGACTAACTCTTTGCCCTTAACATCACTTAACTGTTGATTTTGCATAATTATTTTTCACCTCAGACCGTTATTGATAATCACAAATTTCGGGGTTAACACGCTTTTTGGTGGCGCTGGTTAACAGGTTCAGAACTCTTCCACATCCCATCCCGCTGCCTTTGGCTTCGGGTAAACTGCTTTGAAGGCGAAGGGATACGTGTCCGCTGCGACCTTCATCTTCACCCTGGCGTCATCGCTGAAGATCCGCTTTGAGCCTTTAACGTCATGCATTTCAAGCTGCCCGCTGGCATACATCACGGCGAAATCTACGGTGATGAAGCAGCTGTCAGCGAGGCGCAGCTTGATGCCTTCGAACCGGTACCAGAGGATTAACCCGGCACGCTTCTGCAGCTCGAGGTGAGCGGCATAGGCGGTTTCGGATTTGTTCATCTGGCCGGTTTTGAGTCTGCCCAGTGCGTAAAGACGCTTCTGCATGCTGTTACCTCATTGGTTACTATTACCATTTTGGTAATACTTATCAAGTAAAAAAATGCGCTTATTTGCGCTTTATCGCTATACCTCTAAAACGCTCTGTATCGCGTTCTGTGAGGATTTAACTTTTCGCCAGCTCCTTGCTTGCATAATTACCGGATAATTGAATCTGGTGCCGCTGGTGCAGGATTATTACTATTTTGGAACACCAGAAGCATTCCGGCTTTTGATTCTGTCGAGCATCCGCATAGCTGCTGCATGTCCATCACCACTGGTATTTTTGGCTGCTGCAACAGGCTTTTCAGAGAGCAGCGGCTTTGGCTCTGGCACCGTTTCACCCTGCCGGATCTTTTCCGCCCAGGCTTTCAGATGCACGTCAGCCCGCTTTTCCACTTCCATCTCGCTGAGATTGCGCTGGTACATCTCACGGCGCAGGTCGCACACAATCCAGAACAGAACAGGCTGGCGCCATGGGAAAGTTTCAGCACAGCTGTAACTCAGTCTGTTCCGGTTGTACCGGCTGAACTCTGCCATAACGTCTGCAACTTCCAGACCGAATGGGTTACCTGCGCTCTCGCTTGCCATCGCCATAAACTCTGCCAGGTCAGGTGAGAAGGTATTGCCTTCACAGCATCGGGTAATGCACTGGTCAACTACGCCCTGAAGTTGCTGATCAGTGAGAGCTGAAATCGCCTGGTTCCAGCGTAACGACGGCGCTCTGCCATTCTTCGCCTGCCACCGATCCGAATACAGCCCCATCATCTCCTGCCAGAATTTGATAGATCTCCTGTTGGGATCTTCCCTCTGCTCGAAGCTGCCCTGCCATTGCTTCGATTGATGACTCGTAGGCATCTCCCCGCCACGGACCGCAGTACCCATCAGCTCGTCGATTCTTTTCATCGCGTTTATCTCCGGTTGGTTTTTTCCTGCTCATCTGGTGCTTCAGGCTCTGAGCAAATTTTTGTTCCCATTGCGCGTGGTGGAAGGCTTTTCCCTCTGCCTGCCAGTAAGTGATGAACTCTGCCAGGGCGGTCTGTGGTGGAACGTCGGTAAGACTCAGCCCCCACTGTGCTGCCTTCAGCAGAAAATCATCGTCAGGTGTCCAGCCTTCGAACATCGTGAACTTACCGATCAGACCATTTGGTCCTGCCGCTGGTGGTCGGTTATCCAGGATATGGTTTGCTACGTTCGGATGAGGAATCGCGTTTTGATGCGCGCTCCCCTTAGAGAGGGGGTTATCTTTTATATCTTCTCTTCTCTTCTCTTCTCTTCTCTTCTCTTCTCTGGTCCGCAAATTGTCCGCTTCAGGTGCGGACTTTTTTCGGACGTCTCTCTTCCTCGCAGCATCCTGTGCACGACGCTTGGCAGACTGCCCGTTATGCTCTGAGAAGCGCGGCATCACTAGGTTTTCTGCTTCCATCTCCAGCCAGCCAACTGCCATCATCGCCCTGGCAAATCCGGGGAAGCCAATCATGTCGTCCAGAGTTTCAGGACTGTAGCCATCAAGAAAACCATCAACTGAATGGACATCGAAAAGACACCATGCGGAATGTAGTCCGCCAACTATCCGCAGTCTGTCCGCTTTCAATGCGGACGCCATGCGGACAACTTTCGGGTGTGTGTGCAGGTCAGCACGCATTTTTATCCAGTCGCCAGCCATCAGATCACCTCCGGCGAAGTAGTTCCCGCGGCCTTCTCCATGATCTGCTTAATCTCAGCCTGGCGGCGCAAGCTGGAATCCATCGCACATTTAACGCAGTGGCCGTTATAGACGTAACGCTCACTCTTATGGCCGTGCTTACACAGCTTTCCGGTGTAGTAGCGCTTCAGACCGGCTTTCGCAGCATCCATGCGAGTAATGATTTTCATTTTGTTACCTCACCCTACGTTTACTATTACGACTATTTTCGCCTAACAGGAAAAGAAATCAAGGCACATTTGCATATTTGGTAACGATTGGTTGTTTTATAAGGGTTTTTAGTAATCAGAATGTAATAAAAAGCCGCCATACAGGCGGCCTTTGTGGCGGGAGTGGTAGCGGTTACGCGGCAGCGTAGAAGAAGGAAAGCAGCTGTTCTTTGCTGATCTCAGGATTAATGCGGGTGACAGCTTTATGCAATTCCGTCATATAGTTACGACTCGGAACGCGGCGGGCATACACCAGGTGGGTGCGGATATAATTCACTGTCGTGCCGGCCTCTTTCGCCAGCTGCTTCTTTTCTTCCAGCGAAAGTCCCTGCCAGAACTCTTTGAAGTCAAACGGCGCCATTGATGCCTCCAGATAACGATTTTATCCATCGAATTGTTACCTAACTGGTGGCAGTAATCAACATGTATTACCAATCTGGTGCATTTACCAGAAAGGTAACATCGGCTTTAATTGCACCCAACAGCCTGATAAACACACATTATGTATGAAGGGAAAAGATGAAGCCGATTTCCGGGATCCGAAGAGCAAACCTGATTTACCTGCTTGAGACCCGTTTCGAAGGTAACCAGACTCAGATGGCAAAAGCCCTGGGTTCATTACCGAACCTTATCAGCCGATGGACTCGCGATAAGCCGATGGGCAGCGCAGCGGCGCGCAATATTGAGAGACTCCTCAAGCTGGAAGATTACTGGCTGGATAATGATCGGGATAATGTGGCGCCAGTGCCCCAGGACGTGGAAATCAGCGACGTAGTTTCGCATAACCTCCGCCTGTGGATGGATAAGTCTGAAGACCTGAAAACTCAGGGTAAAGTGCATCGCGCCAGCGGTGTTAATCAGTCCACTGTGGGCCGCGTTCTGAATAAAGAAATTGACCCGACCATCAGCACTGTCAACTCAATCGCGAAAGCGTTCGGCCGTAATGGCTATGAGCTGCTGATCCCGAATGCTGATGCCCGTCAGATTCAGTATGACCGTGACCTCTATGAAAAGCTGGACCCGGCAGACAAAGAGAAGATCACCAGCTTTATTGAGTTTGTGATAAGCCAGGCGCAGAAAGAATCAGACCAGTAATGCCCGCCGGTTCGTGACGGTATGATGCAGCCAGATACCGTCAAAACCCGGTTACCCTATCCCTTTTATCCCCATTAGATCACCCATTCCCGAACCTGACACCGCCCTTAATAGTTACCTTTATGGTAATTTTTTCTTGTGATAACGATTGACGCCGCCTGAAAAAAGATTATTATTAGCCTCAAGTGTTACCAATTTAGTAACTACAAATCGCTCTTTAACAATCCGAAACGGGCAATCACAACCCCCAATCTGGCTGCCCACCAGATGGCAAGGCTAACCCGTAGAACCGGAACGCCTGCCCGGAAAGTGACTTAACCTATCCCCTCTTTCGGAGACAGATCATGACTATTAGTGATGTGACCGGAGAGCCTTTTGTAATAGTTCGCATAGCCTGTGGTTACCTCTGGAGGATGACAAATCTCCAGACGCGTTTCAGTCAGACAGTTAACTGCGACCAGTTCAGAAAAATCGCCCTACAGGCCTATGGCCTCAAGGGCAATTTGTCCTGCAACCAACTATTACCAAAAAGGTAATTCTGGATTCGAAAATGAAATATCGTTACCAGAACGGCAAATACACCTTCACCGCCTGTGTGCTGGGGATTGAACGTCAGTTCTCTGACTTCAGCGCAGGCGTTGAGTGGGTCTTCACACAAAAAATGGCCGCCAGCTGCGCGGCAGACATGGAGTAACGGTTATGTCCGAAAGCACAGAGCTTGAAGTAATCA